CTACATTAGTTGTTTTCTTGGCTGAACTAAGCGTTATTGGCCCAATTAAACCATGCCTGCCTTGATAGGCTTCGGCATAAGCGTCAGCTAGACCAATAATGTTCTCGTAAAACTTCTGAAGTGATTTATGCTTGGCATAGTTACGGGTGTTTAAGTGTGTGCTATGCGCCACATCCCTAGCTAAAAACAACATACCGACGAAATCCGCAGTTTTTTTGTTATCAGCCATGATTAGCATACACCCCGTGGTATTTTTCTCTAGCCATGATCGCCACTAATTCAGCTAATTCCAAATCTTCAAAATAACCTATATTATGCCTTTTGTTATCAGACGAAACAATTACTGACCATTTTTTGTTTAACTTATTCCAATAAACGTTTTTTGCCCCTGATGTGTTATCAATTCGCAAATTAACGTTTTGTTGATTTTTATTGTTTGCAATTCTTAAATTTTCTATCTTATTATTTAACTTATCTGTATCTTTGTGGTCTATTTCTAGCGGAAGATTGTTGTATTGCATAAGCCAAATTATTCTGTGAACCGCGTACCCTTTACGTTTATACATAAAGCGGCGGTAGCCAGTCGGGTGTATGTACCCAACTTCATCACCAATTTTAACTTTGCTAGATGGTTTTACCCGCCAATACAGTTTTCCTTCAATATAATCAAATAATTGGCGCGCTAATGCTTGATTCATTACATCATCCCCTGATCTTGAGGCATTTGCGGTGGCATTTGATCAGGTAGCATCTGCTGCTCAATAGGAGGTGGCATCTGAGGCATTTGCTGTTCAGGCATACGTGGCGCGCCGCCTACTAAATCGCCTGTATCTAGAGCAGCCGCAATAGTACCCATCACAATGTCTTGTATCTGTTCAGGACTCATGTTCGCTTGCGTTGCACTAATGCGCTTAGTTTCAGCATCATAGGCTTTAACTTGAGAATCAAATTCTTTAATCTGCAAGTCACGAGCTTCCATAGATTTTTGAACATTTTGCAACATCTGGTGCATCTGATCCATTTCTTGCCCCATCGCTTGCATCTGTTGTTGAGCAGCTTGCAATGCTGGGTCTTCGTCTTGGTCGGCCAATACTTTAGGGTCAATGGTTTTGCGTAAACGTTCTGCCATTTCTTCAGCACCTGGCCAATCCATGTTCTTAACAAACAAGTCGCCAGCCACTGCCCAAAGGTTCGGGTTGCCTTGCAGAATCTGAGCCATACCTTCCATAGCTTCTTGACGCTTAGTCATGTAGCTTGGGCCTGTAGTTACCACCACGTCATACTTACCCACGCTTGGATTGTATATCTTTTCAATGACTATGCCGTTTTCATCAACAATCTTTTTGACGGGTTCTGCCTGCGTGGGGTCAATCTTAGCCATGTCAGTTTCACCATCCACGCCAATGATGCGGGCAATACGGCGGGTGTCGTAAATCTTAGGGATAATGTCAACCAATTGACGGGTCACGTAGCGAATAGCGCGAGCCAAGTTGTCAACGTAATGGTACGTGCCTACATCGGCTTGACGCTCTCGAGCCAAAATAGCCCGACCAGAACGCTCATTAGACGTTTGCCCAAGGCTTGAGTCATATTGCCCTGTAGTCGACTTAATATCGTCACTAGCGCCCATCTTGGCTTGAATTAAGCCCGTTTGTGGCAATGGGGGCGGGGCACGTTGTGGTAAGGGCAATACGCCACCTGCACCATCGGTCACATCGGGGTTAACTTCTAAATACGGCCAGTTGGTCGTGTTAGCTGTTTTCCATTGATGCTCGTACCCTTCAAACTGCCCACCGTAGCCAATAAATGGTGCTTTAGGCGCTAACGCCAGCATTTCAGCTTCTTGACTGACCCAGTAGTTGTACATACGCTGTGCATCTTTAGCGTTACGCACAATACCTGATACGTAAATCTGTCCGTCTACTTCAAACTCATTACCGATAACGCGGACAACAGGAATCCACTTGCCTGCCCACTCTTGTTCTTGAAGTATCTCATAGCCATTGGTTTTAATCCACATGACTTTCTTACGATCTACGTCGCGCTTGCGAATAGGCGTGTAGCCCATCTGAACCAGTTGCTTATCTTCTTTTGAGCCTTTAAATGCGGTGATTTCACCAGGATAAAGGTTTAAAACTGCTTTTTCGTACTTATGGTAAAAGTATTCGGCAATTCTAACCGTGTCATCGGCTAACCATTGGCTAACCGCTTGATCACCCACGCCTTGTTGCTGAATAGACGACACAGGCATGGCATCGGGGTAAGCACGTTCGTACTCTGCCCTAGACAGGTCTTCTGTAATAAAACACCATTGCGCATCCGCCCCGCAAGGGTCTTGTATCATAGGATCCATGTAAACGCTAAAGCTATTGCGTATGCGCCCAATCCTTAAATCTTGGTCAAACGAATTTTCGTCACAGTACTCAGTCAATATGCGGATGTACCCTTCGCCATAAGTAACTTGATTCTGACACGCTGTGTCATACGCCACATCAGCGTCTGACATATACTCAATGTGACGCACTATGCCGTCAAATATGTCCGCCATCTCAACGTCTGCTTCATCATTGGCAGGAATTACCTTACCTGACGGGCGATTCTGACGTTGGTCGTTTGTAATTTGGTTGACGTGTTGTGGCAACTTGTTAATGGTTAAACAAGGCCGTGCGCCAATGGTCTGCCCTTGCACCGAGCCACGTGTGGCTAATACATCAGAAGGCCACTGCCATTGATTGTCGGGGCTACCCGCCATAAAGCGCAGATCATCTAGCTCATCGTTACGTGAGCTACCATAAGCTGAAATAGCCAACGTGAGTCGGCTACGCATTGTGGCTAGAAGGTCTTTATTGTCGCTCTCATTGCTCATCGACTAGTCCAATAATGTCTTTATCTTGCATTAATGCAAAACCATCAATCATTGCGTCAATTGTACCGCTAAACCTAACTTTGTCACCTACTGACACCAATATAGGCCGTAATTTACCGTTTGGTAGCCTTTTGCCTGGCCCAGTAGCCACAACCGTACCCGTTAAAGTGTCTTCTAAAGGCAACACCAAGAACGGGTGGGGGATTGGCGCGTTTTCTTTGACTAAGACGTGGTTATGCAAGGGTCGAATCATTTTTTCTTAGCCGTTTTAGCCGAATCTTTAAAGTCTTTAGCTGTGGGCGCGTTCTTACTGCCCACTTTGTTCATTTTTTCATTACTGCCAGCCTTGATGCGCTCTTGCTTGGCGTTAATATTTGCGTAAAGCCCAGGTTTCTTAGTCATTTAAAATGCCATCCATCCAGTTGCAACGCTGTTGTTGTTTTGAAAATTAGGTCGTGTTCTGTGTGCTGCTTCATTATACTCACGATGCGCCACAGGAAAAGCAAATGTCACGCATATCGCGTCGGCTGCATCAGGTGAGGCTAAGCCACGCGCTTTCATGTCTTTTTTTGACTCTAAAAAGATTGTACCCTTAGAATCAGGTTTCATCATAGGGCTAATTAAATCTGTCTTCAGTACGCGCTCTTGCGGTATGCTCGCCGTTTTTAGCCAGTCCTTCATTTTGCCCCACATCTCGGCTCGCAAGTTGCCGTACATGAGTGGTGTCTTACTCTTACTGCCAAAGTTAACCCCGCGAATCTTATAGCGTTGCTCTTTGAGCCTATCCACAATCCCGCCACCTACCCCGCCTTCGTCAATCACAACCAACGCAGGCTTGTATTCTTCTATGGCTTCAATGACGTGACCAACTACTGTCATCGTATCGTCGCCCCTGAACTTACGGATGTCAATAATGTCCCGCCCACGCCTAACCGCGATAACGGTTGCGTCTGCACCAAACCGTGCAGGGTCAACACCAATCACAATCGGGGCTGATAAATCTTTATACAGGGGACGCTCCATCGCTTCATCCACTACTAGGCTAGGTATGAACTGATCATCACCTTCGCTTGGGAACGAGCCAAAGACCTCCACGTGCGCTTGGTACGAATCAGCCCCATATTCAGCAATAATCTGCTCATATACGTTTTTATCCGTACCCTCAACCGTTCTTGCGTCAATCTGCTTGGTTACCCAAAAGTCACGCTTGGCGTTAAAGCACTCATAAAAGTACCCGCTGTTACGCCGTGGGTTAGAGAACGCCAACCAAAAACGATTCGGTGTGTTCTCAGTAAAGAACCCGCTTGA